TGGCTTTGATCTCTTGGGCAATGCTATCTGTATCGTGACTGCCACTAATCTCATCAAATATTAACAATTTTTGATTTTGGACAATACCGATCACTGCGTTCATGTTGCCTATATTAAAGTCCATGCCCACTCTCAAAGGTTCAAGGCCAATATCAGGTTTAACGTTAATAATATTGTTTTCTCTAGTGAAGCGATCATATACTTGCCCAGTAGTTAGATTTATAAACTCCCCATTGAGATAGGCTTGCAACATTGATGGGTCATAGTTGCTTTGCATACGTTCAATGAAGTCACTGGGTAAGTGTGGGTTATCCTGAGTCCTCATCTTGATTAACTGCCTATCGGTTCTCTCCTTTGCTTCATCTGTACCAAAGGTGTTATATAGCCATCTAAATCCCTCTGGTGTACTAGCTGCACAAAACTGGCGAACATTACCAGCCCTTAACCTACCAAGTATCTTTGGGAAAGCTTTGTCTGCAATAGTTGGTGATACAACATCTATCTCATCAACAAGTACATGACTCAGGTTCAGACCGATAATCCTCGACCAGTTCTCGAAGCTGCGGCATAATAACTTACTGTCACCTTCCTTGAAGTGCAAAGTATATTCTGGAAGCGGACTAGCTCTAAATGTGTAAGGTATTTCATATTGCTCAAGGAACAACTCAAAATCTGTTTGCCATATATCTCTAATCAATGGGGCAGTTGGTTCCATAACAGCACCAATAAACCCGATATTCATAGCTGCCAGCTTGACTGCCATACTGCACAAGGCTCTTGTCTTACCAGCACCATATCCAGCCGAAAGGCCAACTATTTCATTCTGGTTATCGAAGAACTGTTGCTGCGGTGGGTGTAAGTCAGCCCTAATCCTATCTAATAAATCATCTGTATCAATATCAACGTAGTGACTACCTATGTGATCTAGTACAGATCCTTCTTTATTCAGTATGCTCAAGACATCACCTGACCGACCTTTGCCATTGAGTTTATACAGCCTAAAGCAACTGTTAACTGGCCTGATTTCCTAGCCTCTTTTGCTAGTGATGCGTATTGAGCAAGAACTTCAGCCGTAAATTGTCTGCGGTCAATATCAAAGTCTTGCTTTAAGATCACAGTTGCCTCTTGAATATATCTGTCTATTGATCTTTGACTAACACCCCACTCAGTTGATGCAAACTGACTTATTTCTGATCGAACAGTACCAACAGACAAAAGCTTTGCAACTTTGTTCACTCTGAACTCATGCTCATTCTTGCTAGTTCTGCCGTTAGACACTATGGGATTATGGTTTTTATTATTCTAAATGTAGCGTCAATCGCTAGTTTTTGTCGATTTACTTTGTTTTTCCCAACTTGTTTTAAGAAATATTAGTTCATCAATCCTTTTTCTAAGTGCATTAATACGATCATTGTTAAAGGTGTCAAAGTCTTTATTTTTCATTTCATACCACACATAAGTTTTAATACTTCTGGTAAATCACCATCAACTAAATTTTGTGCAAAGTCATCAAGTGACCAGTTGCCCCATCTATCCTTTACTCTTCTAGTATTTCCATGAAATGCACAGTCCCCTTTATGATAAAAACGTAATGGTGCTTTTTTATTTTTTGAGAAAGCCATAGGGAAATCAACTACACCTTTTCGGTCTTTAATTGGTTCGCCACAGGCTTCGCAAATAAAATAAAAGGTTGCCTCATCATCATGGTATTGAATGTTCATTTTGTTTTAGCCCACCTTTTTCTTTGTGACGCAGCCAGCTTTTCATCATAACCAGCATCAAGTATGGCTTGTTTTGTTTTTTCTGGATAATACATAGTTCTATGATGGTAATGTTCACCAACAATGTAATGTTCGTTTTCTTTTAAAACACCAATCTTTCTATATTTCGTCAAGGTAAAATTTGTAATATTTATAATTTTTTCGGTTTTACAAGCATCAAATAAACCCATTTTTTTGTAGTCCTCTGTAGTTTTCATGTTGATATATTTTGAATAGTCTGTTGGTATGTATTGAACTGGTTTTATAAGATTATTGAACTCTTGCATCACTTCATCAGGAATACCATTTTTGTAAAGGGTAAGACTTTTTATTTCACCAGCTTTTGCCATCTGTAAAATGTTATAAAACTCCTGTACTCTATGATGATTGAATCTATATGGTGCTGGTGGCCCCATTCTGTTTTTAATAGATTTTTCAAGTTGTATTTTTAAGTATTTCAATCTTATCTGTATCCATTTATCAATATCTATTTTTTTCCAAAACTTTTTGTCAAGTCCTCTGTTTTTTGATTTATCAAGTAATCTTGTAGGTTTTGGAATCCAGTTATTCATAAGCCAAAAGTTGACAGTGCTTGTTGGTATGTTAAACATTTTTGCAATTTCAAGAGCAGTATATTCGTCATTTAAAGCCTCTTGCCCAGAAACAAATTTAATGCAGCCTGTAACATCAAATTCTCTTTGTAAAATTTGCCTTATGTATTCTCTGGACACGTTAAATCTGTCACCAATTTTCTGAAGTGAATAACCTTCATTTCTCATGCGTAAAATGATTTCATTTCTTGCTTGTTTGTATTCTGGAGTGTGGTGTGGTCGATACTTGTAGTTAGTCATAATGATTTGATAGTAAAGTTTGCTAGTTGGTCTTTAACCTTTTGAACTTCTGGTGGAAGTGCAGCTTTTTGGTTTTTGATATTTTTTTGGATAAGCCTGTTCATAAGCTTTTCTGTTTTAGACCAGCTTTCTTTTCTCATATTGTGTATATCTCGAACAATATCTATTGGTATGTCAACACCAACATTGTTTCTTATGTGACCATCTGAATCTCTGTAACCATGAGAGATTATTTGACCATCTATATCGTATTGAGGGTTAGCTGCATTGCAGTAACATATGAGAGCTAAATCCTGACCAGACAACCGCCTTCCCTTGTCATCAATGTCATAATCTGGAAGATGATTGTTAATTAACTTATCTGAGTTATTGATGATGCCTGTATCATTGCAAGCATAACAAGTGTATTTAGGTGCGTTGAAAGTAACTTCTCGATCAACGGCCGATCTTTTATAATTTTTCATTTTATGAATATGTTTCTTGTGGAAAGAGTTGATCTAATAACTCTGATGTAATTTTTATTTCTGCTCCATTTATTCTTCCAGCTACTTCAGCTAAATGCTTACATGAAGCTTTGTCTCTTCTCTGTTGAAAAGCTACAGCTAAAGAGAAAGCTTGTGCAATGTGTGGAAAATCTTTTTTAGAGACTTTAATCCAGTAAAATTCTTCATTCATAGGGTGTTAAAAGGGTGTGTTTTGTTTGGGTTTTCCTAATGTAGTGGGTTTTTTAGATACTGTCAATAGATATTGTTCATATTGACCATTTTTCAAGTAACGAAAACAATCGGGAAAAAGTGGACTAAAATTATCATTTTTTAATTGCTTTGATCTGGCTCTTATATCGGCCTGTAAGCAGTCAAGTATCTTTTCCTGTGTCTTTTTACTTAACTTACTAAATTCGGCTTTTGCAAGCTTTTTAGATTGTGATACAACACGCATTGAAGTAGGTATCTTTCTATAAGCTTCCCAGAATGGTTCAAAGAATTTATCTACAGGTTTTTTCTTACCTAAAGTTTTATAGTTATTTGTTTTAGTTAACATTGTTTTAGTTAGGGTCGCTGACAACGACTGGGGGGGTCGCTGTGGCGTACTAGGGGGGTAGTTCTCAACGACTGGGGTAGTATGTATCAACGACCCCGCATGAATACTGGGATCTGGTACAGGAAGTGTCTTGCATTGATGCCAAATTGTGACTCTATAGCAGTTTGTTTTTTGGCCGTATTCATTGATCCTATATTGCTTTTGGAGCAAACCAAGTTCTACAAGTTCAGCAACAGTCTTAATAACTTTGTCTCTGGACATTTTTGCATCATTAGAAATGGTCTGATAACTAGGCCAGATGTTTGGATAATAGCTCTGCAAAACCCATAAAACTGATAGCTGAAATGGTGTTACTTTGCCCTTTAATGCTGTTGGCAAAGCTATGAATGGGGTATTCTCTGGAATAAAACTCATTTTCTATGGAATATATTATT